AACATCGTGCCGAACATTTCCTAAAAGGAGAGGGTTGGCGGGATTGAGGTTGTCCATAGTGGAAACCTCATTATACTACCCATTGCTGTGTGCTACAGAATGGGTTATTTTTAATAACCTTGCTTTTAGAAGGAGGTAATATGGTAACATTAGCACATCACACCCCATTCACAGCAGGCGATCTTGAACGTTTTATGGGTCTTTCCGTAGGATTTGACCGTATGTTCAATCGTTTGATGGATTCACCCAATTCCACTCAGGATAGTGGGTTTCCACCTTACAACATTCGTAAAGAAAATGACTATAGTTATGTCATTGAAGTAGCCCTTGCTGGGTTTTCTGAAACTGACATTGAAGTTGAGGTGAAGGATGGGATAATCACAGTACGTTCAAAAGAAGACAAAGGTACTGATACCACTCAGTATGTTCATAGGGGGATTGCCCGAAGGTCATTCTCTAAATCTTGGACTCTTTCTGATGATATTGTTATCAAAGGAGCGGAGTTCAACAATGGTCTTCTAAATATTTCTTTGGAGAAAGTGGTTCCCGAAGAAAAGAAGCCACGTTTGATTCCCATTACTAAGTTGATTAGTAAGTAATCATTCTCCAACCCCATTGAAGAATATATACTTTAATGGGGTTTTTATTTAACAGTTGAAGGAGAATACTATGTTACCACTTGCAGGAATGTTATTCAATGTGGTTGCTGGATTAGTAGTTGATAAGGCTCAAGACCTTGCAGAAGAGCACGTTGGAAAAATGATTGATGATATACTTCCAGACAACGCAAAAAAAGAATTAGATAAAATTATAAAAAGCGACCCATCTCATGTATTTAATAATGCAAAAGATGCTCTTAAAGGTGCAGTTGAAGGCAAACTTCCTGTACAGATGAAAGATGGGAAATTTTTACCAATAGAAATGAATGTTACTTTGAAATTTGACCCAAATACACAAAAATTAGAAATATTGAATAGGGAGTAGTTATGTATATGACGAAGAATTTTTCATACCATGAAATGATAAAGAGTTCTACCGCTGACCGTTTAGGGATTTCAAATGATGCAACGAGAGAACATGTTATTAATTTAGTAAATCTTTGTAATTTTATTTTGCAACCAGTGAGAGAGGAATTTGGGCCAATTCGTATCAACAGCGGTTATCGTTCTCCCACACTCAATTCAAAAGTGGGTGGGTCTAAAACGAGTCAGCATTGTAATGGTGAGGCTGCAGATTTTGAATCTTCAAGAATATCAAATCCAGACCTTGCAGCGTGGATTGCTAAAAGTTTAGATTTTGACCAACTTATTTTAGAATTTTACGATGGGAAAAATCCGAATAGTGGATGGATACACTGTTCTTATAGAAAGGATGGCTCCAATCGTCATAATACAATGACAGCTCTGAGAGTTGGTGGAAAGACACAATATAAAAAAGGTCTTCTAAAATAAAGGAGGAAGTACATGAAGTATTTCTGGTTAATATATCTCCAATTTTTGTTTGTTGCTGGGCAATTTAACGGCAGAAAAAATTGGATTGACAAACATATCCTAATATGTTATAATAGATTAGATAAGTTAAAAGTGAATTATGTTAAAATCCATAAATTTGATCAATTAGATATTAAATGAGTTTTTATACGAATGTCTCAACTATTGGAAACAGTATACTATTTCGGGGTGTCTCAAAAGACGGAAAAAGATTCAAAGACCGTATAGAGTATCATCCCACCCTTTACATTCCTACCAAAGAAGAAACTAAATTCCAAACCCTTGAAGGCGACCCAGTTGGAGAAATTCGGCCGGGTACAATGAGGGAGTGTCGGGAATTCATTGCCAAATATAAAGAGATTGATAATTTCAATATCTACGGTAATGATAAGTTTGAATATACTTTCATAGCAGAACACTTTCCTGAAAAACATATTGATTATGATTTTTCTTTTATTAAAGTTGCATATATTGACATTGAGGTAAGTTCAGATAATGGATTTCCAAATGTAGAAAGTGCAAGCGAAACTGTTACTGCAATAACCTTTAAAATTGGAAAAAATTGTTATGTTTTTGGTTGTGAAGAATTTCAACATGACCGAAAAGATGTATATTATCTTAAATGTTCTAGTGAACGAGCCCTTCTTGAAAAATTCTTCAAGATGTGGGATAAAGAATCACCAGATATTGTTACAGGATGGAATGTAGAAACATTTGATATACCATATTTGGTGAATCGTGCAAAACAACTTTTTAATGAAAAAAAGAATCCATATCGTTTGCTTTCACCTTGGAAAAAAGTTCGTCAATATGCAATGTTTGGAATGGGTGGAAGAGAGCTCCAAGCGTTTGAAATTTATGGCGTGGATACTCTTGATTATCTTTCAATGTATCGTAAATTTATCTATTATAATCAAGAATCATATAGATTAGACCATATTGCAAATGTTGAACTTGGTGAGCGAAAACTTGATTATTCTGAACAAGGAACATTGCATCTTCTATACAAGAATGATTATCAAAAGTTTATTGAATACAACATCAAAGATGTGGAGTTAGTAGAACGACTTGAAGGAAAATTGAAACTTCTTGAAATGGTTGTTTCATTAGCATATCTTTGTAAAGTAAATTATAGGAATACATTTGGTCAAGTTAGGATGTGGGATACGTTGATTTATAATCATTTGTTGAGTAAAAATATTATTATTCCACCCAAAACACACGCTAGTAAATCATCCAACTTTGAGGGAGCATTTGTAAAAGAACCAATAATTGGAGCACATGAATGGGTAGTGAATTTTGATTTGAATTCACTCTACCCACATCTCATAATGCAGTATAATCTCAGCCCCGAGACATTGATTACTGATGAACTCCCACCAGAATTACAGGAAATTAAAAATTCACGAGCCAAAGTGAATGGTCTTCTTGACCAATCTCAATCATTAGATGTATTGAAGAAATATAATGTAACTTATACTCCAAATAATGAATTTTATAAAACGGACAAACAAGGGTTTCTTCCAGAAATGATGGAACAGATTTATAATGACCGTGTGAAGTATAAGAAATTAATGATTGAAACGAAGAAAAAACTTACCAAAGAAAGAGATAAAGATAAAAAACATGAATTGAGCAATTTGATTTCCAAATATCATAATATGCAGAATAATCTCAAAACAACATTGAATTCTGCTTTTGGTGCAATGGGAAATGAATATTTTCGTTTTTTTGACCAAAGAATCGCAGAAGCCGTAACAACATCGGGACAATTATCTATTCGTTGGATTGAGAAAGAAATCAACAAGTATTTGAATAATCTTCTTAAACCAGAAGAGGAAAAAGATTATGTTGTTGCAGTTGATACTGATTCTGTTTATATTCGTATGGATGATTTGGTAAAACAGGTTTTTGGTGAAAATATTGAAGACAAGACCAAGGTTGTTGATTTTTTGGATAAGGTTTGTTCTGAAAAAATGGAAAAAATCATAGAAAAATCTTACCAAGGACTTGCAGATTATGTCAATGCATTTGACCAGAAGATGGTAATGAAACGTGAGAATATTGCAGACCGTGCATTATGGACTGCTAAAAAGCGTTATATCATGAATGTCTATGATTCTGAGGGAGTTCGTTATGAAGAACCACAACTCAAGGTTATGGGAATTGAATCGGTTCGTTCTTCTACTCCTGCAGCGTGCAAAGAAAAAATGAAAGGTATTTTCAAAATTATTATGAATGGTACAGAAGATGATGCTATAGGATATATTGAAAATTTCAAAGAAGAATTCAATAAACTTGCAGCAGAAGATATCTTCTTTCCAAGGTCGGTTCGTGGTCTTGAGAAATATCACGATGCGGCTCAATTGTATCGCAAAGGCACTCCAATTCATGTAAAGGGAGCGTTGATGTATAATAAACTCTTGAAGGACAATAATTTACTCAATTCTTATCCAACAATTAAAGATGGTGAGAAAATAAAGTTTGCATATCTCAAAAAACCCAACCCCGTTGGTGATTCTGTGATTGCAATTCTCAATAATCTGCCTCCCGAATTTGGATTGAATGAATACATAGATTATGATTTGCAATTCAATAAATCGTTCATTGAACCAATGTCTTCTGTAATGGGTGCTATCGGATGGAAGACCGAGCATATATCAACTTTGGAGGATTTCTTTGGATAAAATATACATACCTACTTTAGGCCGACATGATAATCAAATAACTTACAATGCACTTCCAGATAAATGGAAAAAACTTGTAATAATGGTTGTGCAGAAAAAGGAAGAACATCTGTATGAATATGATTGTGAATATTTGGTGGTTGATAATGATATAGGAATAGCGAAGACAAGAGATATTATACATCGTCATGGTGGAATATCTAAATATTTTGTAGTTGATGATGATCTTATATTTGTAAGAAGAAATGCAAAATATTATGGTGGTGCATCAAATATGGAAATGTCCAAGAGGGATTTTATTGATAATGATTATGATGAAATGATTGAAAGTATTGATGAAAAATTAGATGGAAATGTTGTTTTGGTTGGCCCCCGATTAGCCTTTCTGCCTCCAGCACAAGAAAGATATTGGGATACAGGAGGTGGTCAATATAATGCATATGCACTAAATGGTGAGGTATTTTCAAAACTTTACGAAGAAATAGATTGGTCATGGGTTGATGATACTACAATAGTATGCGAAGATATTCTTCTTAATTTAGAAATTTTAAGTAGAGGATATAAAATAGGGAAATTTGATGAATTTTTATATAACACAAAATTTGGGTCGGATGGTGGATGTTCAACTTTTAGGACTGATGATTCTATTTTAACTGGAATGAATATTGTTAAAGAAAAATTCAAAGATTATGTAACTGTATTAAGTGAAGAACATAAACAGGGACAACCTAAAGTTAGAATACAATGGAAAAAATTATATATGGATTCACAAGTGTCAAACATAAAAGAATTTTATATGTGAGAAATATTTTTCTTTTTGTT